CTTCATGACGTGAAAAGAAAGAGTACATTCTCTTAACAGTATCAAGAGACATAGAGGCTCCACTAACAATATCTGTTGCTCTGCCCCAGCCTACTGGAGTTCCAGCACCTGTTGCCTTACCATCTTCTTTCCACTTCAAAGCACGTCTTGCAGCAGCCTTCATACCTGCATTAGGTGAGTATGTATCTGCCATTACTTATCCTTCTTTGGATGCTTCACTTCATATGGACCAAGAATAGATTTAACTGTACCGTTTTTATTCATGCGTACAATCTTTCCGTCCTTAATTTGTGTTGCATTAAATGATTTTGCTTTTTTCTTTGGCATTATTTTAAAAATCCATTCCAAAAATTATCTGATCCTAATTCTTTTTGAGACTTATATGTTCCACCACGGCGCTTATACTCTTGCACTACCCAAGAATTTGCAACGGCAGAAGGATAAACATCAAACTTATCTTTTGCTGCTTGAACAACTCTTGCATATAGTTTAGGATTTGAAGGTGTTGAACCACCAGAACGTGGTTGAATCATTTCACCATAGTTAGGCTTTTTTGCTTTTTCCATTTCATCTTCCATTTCTTCTAATTTTCCAATTGATGAATCATACATTGCCATTGCAATTTCTGAATCCATATTATGATTGTTGATGTCTGCAACCTTTGCATCTTTATACATCATTCCAATGCTATAGGCTGTTGGTTCCCATTTGCCATCTTCTTCTTTATAAATTCTAACAGACATTGCTGGATTCTCTGGTGGCATAGACTCAAGGGCATACTCTGATCCAGGGGTACCTAATGTTCCACCCTCAACCATAATGTGCTCTACAACGCCATGCATAACACCCTCAGATGTCATGCCCATAACAAAGTCGCCTTCTTTTATCATATACTGATTATATCAGACTTTACCTTTGTAGAAGTCTTTTGACTTCTTCTAATGCCCAGATTTCGGGCTTAGTAAGTTTAGAGATCTCAGCCTTATCAATACCCTTTTCAGATATAGTAACTACTGGATCTGGCAAGAAAAAGTCAATATTTACATAGCCTTTTTCCCATAGATTTAATAAGTCTCTATTAACTGTCTTAAGGTGATCCTCATACATGTCTGGCATGACCTCCTTTAACTTTGGAGTTACAGCATATAAAAACTCTCCAGTTTCAGCATCCAACCCAGCAACTTCTAAAGCACCTTCAAGTATAAGATTTTTTATTAACTCATCTTCACTGTTGTTCATATCTTATTAACTCCTCTAACTGCTGCCTTGTTTTTGCACCAGTTGTACGATGAATCTCTAGATTGTCTTTCATTACCACAAACGTAGGAACGGACCTAATCTCAAAATCTTTAGCCATCTCAATTTCTGAATCAACATCAATAATAAAAAATTTGGCCATAATCTGTTCACGATTTAACTCTTCAACAATTGGCTTTGTTTGTTTACATGGATTACACCAATCAGCAGTAAAATAAAGAATCATTTTCATTTACTTTGCCCTAATTCTCCAGGTCATAATTCTTGGTCCTTGGTTTATCATTTCAAACATATTGTGTTCAAATTCATCTTTAAGTTCTAAATATAGTTCTGGGTGAACCTCTTGTAACTTATCGGTAATTGAGTATACAATCTCTCCATTACTATCAATATCTGATATTTGAATAGCCCCCTGATTAATCAAGTGATCAAGAAGTGCTTGACTTTTTGCATCCATTACTTACCTGATTTTAATCTAGCCTTTTTAAGTGCTGCAAAATCTTTGACTTTAGTATCTCCAAGGTATCCCCAGGCATATCCATCATTAATCATCATGTCATTAAGAGATATGGTGTTACCATCTACATATACCCAGCCCAAAATGCGACCATACTTTTCAGATGAGTCCATCTTCTCAGTCTTAATTACAACAGACTTAGCATCCTTTAGAGACTTCTTTAGGTACTCTTTGGCTTCAAGACCAAGAGCCTTCTCAGCAAGATCCTTTGTGCGAGACTCAGGGGTATCAATACCAGCCAATCTTACACGGGATGCAAACAGAATGTCAAACCCTAAATCAATAAGAACATCAATGGTATCTCCATCTACGACATTCTCTACTTTTCTTACATAGTATTCATACATTAGTAGTCTTCTCCTTTTGACTTATTTTCAATAAGTTTATGTCTTTCATCAAGGACGGTTATTGCAAAAGAAATCATCTTCTTGTATCCTTCAGGATTATCCATGACCTTGTTATAATGATGACCGCAAAACAATAATTCTCCACTTAGTCCAGTAACCTTTACAAGTGCTTCTGCACTGCATCTGTCGCAACGATCATGAGGTGATAGTTGCCATTCTTGCTTTACTTCATCTTTAATCATTGTAAACATTATACCGCTACTTTCTGTTATCAGTGGAATAAAATCCACTACCGTTGAATACTGCTGTTACATTAGAGTATACACGTTCCAGTGGTAGAGTGCAAGTTTCACACTCATACCCTGGATCGGCATCTTTAATAGATCTTTGTTTGATTACAATTTCAGAACATTGTCCTGTACATTTGTATTCATAAACTGGCAATTACTTAACCTGATTTCCTTTGCTTCCACCAGAAGACTTCTTAATGTTTTGAGTTGCTGAAGTCTTCTTAGCAGCATCTGCTGATGTTGCCTTTACTGGAGTTGCTGCTAGTTTATTTAGTAGTGGTGCATTTTCTTCACCAGAATAAACTGGACGACCCCAACCAACTACAGCGTTAACTAATTTCTTCTTGTTATTCTTAACATAACCACGAGTCTTCTCAACGCACATTCCACCATTGCGCTGGTCTCCCTTTGCAGTTCCTGAAGTGTTTCCTTCAATAACTTGAATTGTTCCATCACCATTGTTCTTAATGCAAAGACCAACATGTGAAATACGATTTACGCCATCTTCTGGAAAATCAAAATAGATCCAGTCTCCTGGCATTGGATCATCATTACGAGCATCTGACCAACGACCTTCTTTTTTAAACTGATCTGATGCTGCTACTGTTGATGCAGACTTTGGAAACTTTGCTACCCCCGCAGTAAATGCACACCAAGAAACGAATGACTGGCACCATGGTTGGAAGTTAACCTTCATCCATGCACCATACTTTGTTTCATTATCTTTAGGACCTTCAATGGTTCCTAACTCTTTCTTTGCAACCTCAATGATTGCTTCTAGACTACCCTTTGCTGCCATTTTTATCTCCTAATATTTAAGGGCAGTTTAAAGACATGCCTAGGTCTCTTATATAATTATAGCCTATATACTACTTTTTAGCAAGTTTGATTTCAATAGTCTTTGGCTTTTTATCTTCAGGAATGACACGATCTACATTAATATGTAGCATACCATCCTTCATTTCTGCACCAGTCACTTCCATATATTCTCCAAGAGCAAATGATCGTACAAATTTACGACCAGCAATACCCTTATGAACTACTTCAGCATCTATTACCTCTACGATTTCACCCTTAATAATAAGAGTTCCATTGTCTACTGAGATATCAATATTTTCCCTGGAAAATCCAGCAACAGCCAAAGAAATCCTATATGTATCTTCATCTAGTTTAAGAAGATCATATGGAGGATATGTCTGTGAGTTTGTTTTATGTGCGGTATTTAAGCGGCCTAACTCTCTGTTAAAGCCAATAAAAAAAGGATCATTGAATAGATCCATTGCATGTGTTACTACCATTTTATTCCCCTTTCAAGCGAATAAGTTATGTACCCCCAATTGGCAGGTACATATATATTATATCAAACTTTTGTAGCCCTACAGAGAATTGAACTCTGCTCACCAAGATGAAAGCCTGGTATCCTGACCACTAGAAGATAGGGCCTTGGAGCGAGTGACCAGAATCGAACTGGCACAGCCAACTTGGAAGGATGGCGCACTACCATTATGCAACACTCGCCTTGCTGGTCTGGCAGGTCACGATCCTGCGACTTCCGAATTAACAGTTCGGCACTCTACCAACTGAGTTACAGACCAAAGCCTTTTATGGAGTTACTTGAACAACCTTGTTGCTAAGTGATCCAGCCTTTAGCCATTGAGCAGCAACTGCTGCTGTTGCTGATGATGTTGTTTGAGGAATTAATCCAAAAACAGATGAAGTGTATGAGTATAGGTTTGATGAAGCAACATAATCTGTATTTTGATCAAGAGCATTTACGCTTACCAAAACTCCACTTGAGTTAAGTTCTCCAGTGCTTACAGAAACTGTGTCTGTAATACATGCTGGATAGTCAATCTTTGTACCAGGCTTATTTCCAGTTGATACGAATACTGGAATGCCCTTTGATTTTAGGGTAGCAATAAGGCTTCTGATTGTAGCATCTGCTCCTTTTACTCCTCCATATGCTGCAGTATTGGTTGTTGCTGGAGAGCAAACCTTGTTTCCGTTAAAGTATCTTGATAAAGATACTGCTCCAACCTTTGAAGAATTTGCGTTTACCCAGTTTAATGCATCAATAAAGTTTCCAGGGTTTACTGGATTTACTGTTTTAGCACTTGGAGTTGTTGAAAGCAAGAGGATAACTGATAAAGAAGGATGTTGCTTCTTTGCAACTTCAGCCATAGCATTTCCATGGTTTACTTCTGCAGATGGCATGTTTGTTGTTACTCTTGTAACATCTGTACACTTTGTGTTAGTGATTGTAATACAAGATACGTTCTCATTGTAAACTCTTGAGTCAAAGTATGAGTCAATAATTACTAATGATTTTTCTGTTGCTGCTTCAGATGGAACCAGTGCCAACACTGATAGCATTGCTGATATAATTCCCACTGCGATTTTCTTCATTTTTTTCTCCTTGTTAGTTTTCTTTGATTTTAATTACTACTTGGCAAGGGTCTCCGCCCTCTTCCCATTCTTGTTGTTCTTCTTCATTCATATAGGGATCACCTTCATGAGTATTACAGAACGGTTCAGTTACCCATCCCCGTTCAATTCCGTTTTCAAGCCAAATCTCAAACTCCTTATAGTCTAAGTCTTTGTCTTGCATATTGTTTAAAATTTCTTCCCATTCTTCGGACATATTATAAGTATACTCCTAAAGGCTTACTACGTCAACTGGGCCCATGCATGATGGGTTAAATTTAATTGCAGCATTTACTGCTTGCATTACTCTATTCCTTGCATTTTTTTGTTTATCTGTTGCATACAAAACCCCATAAGCGTACTCTGCTCCAGAACCCATTGCAAGATATGGAAGTGTGTATTTAGATAAAGACATGTCTGCAGAACTATGCTCATAGATTTGTCCACGAACACAAATAATTAACCCAAGGTCTCCGTCTTTAGATGTGTCTACCCAGAACTCATTATAAAATTCTTTTAGTTCTTTAACAAACCTTGTCTGCATAAATCTATCTGTGTCTTTAATGTTAGGGGCAGTTGGTTTAAAGTTGTAACGGATTCTTTCTCCGTCCATTGCCCCTGCGTACCCAATAAGGTAAGGCCCTATCTTCCAAACCTTTGGTGCTTCAAGTGCTAGAATGGTTCCATCATCTGATGCTCCACGATCTCCAGCCATGTAGACTTTATCTTCATGGCGAACAACAGCGATGCAAGTCATGACAAACCCCTCCCAGATTAGGTATATTTAAGTATACCAGTTCCCCAGGAGGGGTGTCAAGCAAGGTCTAAAATATGACTAATTAGCCTTTTTGTCTACTGATTTAAACGCATCATTGATTTCTGCCAATGATAGTTTTCCATCGTCCAAAAAAGCCCTAGCCAGCCTTTCAATAACTGTTGCTACTCCTAATAGTCCTGCAAGCATAACTGCCTGTATTGTGTCAATTCCTACTACGGCTCCTGCTCCCAAGACTGATAGTCCTGATGCTGCGAATACCGCAAGAATTCTCATTAGAATATTTGTTATTGCTTTCTGTGGGTGCTCCTGCTTTGGGGGTTCTACTACTTTTTTAACTGCCATTATTCTTCCTTTCGTAGTGGTATTGTGATTAGCCAGACTATTGTTACTGCAAGTACTGCAATACCAACAATGTCTCTTGCTGATCCTGTCAAAGTTAGCCATGCGATGAAGAAGCCAAGGAGGGTGAATGCCTGTGCAATTAATTCCATTCCTGCGTCTCTAAACCACTTGATTAATCCTTTGAGCATTTTGCCTACCAGGTTGATGGCTTTATTGATTATTTTCATTTATTCCTCCTTATTACTGATGCCGCTATTTGTGATGCAATGACCACTGGGACAATTACTTCTTGCGCTTTCTCTCTCTGATCATCTGTCATATCCATACCCAACTCAGAAAAATTGGATAGGAGTTCTGTAACATCCACTTCAAAGACTGCTGCAAGTGGGTCTGCTAAGAATGCTTCTGTTTGTACTTCTGTTACTGCATCTGCTAATGTAAATGGCATTGGAGTTTCTCCTGCATCTCCTTCTCTTTCTGAGAACTCAACAAATGCTTCTGCAAGTGCTGGGTTAGACTTCATCTGCTCAGCAATCTGTGCAACCTCTGAAGGTTTAATGCCAAGGTCTTCTGCAACCTCAGCCTTTGCTTCTTGAGTCAGGGCTCTAAGTGTTTGGCTAACTGCTGTTACTTGTTCAGGGGAAAGAGTAACTAACTTATTATCACTGCTTGTAAGGTTAGCAATAACATTAGATAGATCTTCTTCTGTTCCCGTTCCTTTTTCAGGAACTAGTGCTGCCAAGACTTCATCTTTAATTTCTACATCTGGCTCAGTCCAAGGATTCTCTTCTGGCTTTGGATCTGGTCCAGGTTCTGGTGAAGGTTCTGGAGCAGGCTCTTCAGTTGGTTCTGGAGAAGGTTCTGGAGTTGGTGGTTCCTCTGGGGTAGGTTCAGGTTCAGGCTGGTCTGTAGGGTCTACTGTAGGCTCTGGAGAAGGCTCTGGTGTAGGAGGCTCTTCTGCTGTAGGTTCAGGGCTTGGTTCTGGAGTTGGTGGTTCCTCAGCAGTTGGTTCTGGACTTGGCTCAGGAGTAGGTGGCTCTTCAGCAGTTGGCTCAGGACTTGGTTCTGGAGTAGGCTGATTGGCTGCAGCGTTGGCTGCTGCTTGAGCAATAGCAGACTGAATTTCTCTTTGTGATTGTTCATCATAGTAACGCCATGCGTCATCAATTGCACTGTTAACATTATTAATTGCTTGCTCGTATGCGCTGATTGCATTATTTTTATTTTGGAGTGCCGTTGCAACATTTAAAACTGAGTTGTTATATTCATTTGTTTTATTAGTTAGTGTTTGATTGTAACCATTTAATGTTGAAACTGCTTGAGTATAAACATTTAGTTTGTCATTATATACATCTTGTGCTGAGTTCTTTGCAGCAAGTGCGTTGTTGTAGTCGTCGGTTTGTTCTTGGGTTGCTCCAGGTCCAGATGAAAATGTATTTAAATTACAACTAAAGTTTTGTCCCCATACTCTTGGATTTCCAGCATAGTCACATCCTGCTCCAGTCCATCCTCCAGGAATACCCCAACCAAGATGATAAGATCCAGGTCCTCCACCGTTGTACCACCAAATCTCTACATCAAATGTTTTGTCTGTAGTTACATCATATACAGGAGAGTAATCACTCCAAGTTGTTCCTTGCTCTACCCAGTTGTCTATGGCCAATGATCCGTCAATATACATTCTAAAACCGTCATCTGTGTAACCTGCAAAGTATGCCTGCGTAAACCATGAAGGTACTGTAATCCGACCACTAAAATTAACTATAAAGTTTTCATACCGATTACCGCAAACTGGAAGTTGCATTGAATTTGAATTCCATGTGCCACTACATATAACAGATCCAGTGACTGCTTGGCTACCATTTCTTAATAAGGTATAAACAGTGTATTCCAGTCCTGCTCCACCAGCACTATTTAAGGCTTGCTGGGCTGTTTGTAGATTAATATTGGCTATACCAAGGGCATCGTAGGCATCATTTTTATTTTCTAAAGCAGTGGCTACCTCTTCTGTTTGTTCATCTACTGCTGATTGGGCTAAGTCTTTTTCTTCAAGTGCCGTGGTTTCTGCGTCAAGAGAGTCATCATATAGGTCAGAGGTTTGGGTCTGAGTTTCTTTTGCAGATACTGCAAGTTCATACTTGTCTTCTGCCTCTTGGATTAAGGATATAAATTCATCCTTGTAGCCAAGGTCATCTATGCTATTGTTAAGTTCTTGTATTTCTTGGGCTGCAATAGTTAGTGGGTCGTCTGAATTAGCCTCTGTTGGAGCAATAAATAACCATCCAAAAGCAAGTAAAATAACCGTAGATATACGCAAGAGTTTATTCAAGTGGTGGACTCTCCTCTTGCCTATTATATCAAATTATTCAGTTAGACATAATGATATAACAAAAAAGGGAGCCAAATTAATGGCTCCCCTAGTTGTTGGACTAATTACTTAACGTAAGTAACCTTGGCCTTTGGATTCTTTGCATTCCACTTCTTAGCAAGTGCATTGAAAGCATCCTTGATTGACTTAAGTGCAGCAGCATTATCTGCTGTTAACTTAGCGATAGTTGCATCCTTAGCAAGGACAACTGCATCTGAAGCAGTCTTTGCATCAGCAAGTGCCTTAGCAGAAGCAGCCTTCTCAGCAGCCAGTGCAGTTGCAGAAGCAGCCTTCTCTGCTGCAAGTGCAGCATCTGAAGCAACCTTAGCAGCAGCAGCATCTGCAGCAGCCTTTACGACTGCAGCATCTGAAATTGCCTTAGCAGCAAGTGCTGCATCCTTAGCAGTAGTCTGTGCAGCAAGTTCTGACACTAGATCACGAACTGTGATTTCTGCAAATGGTGCAAGTGTACGAGCAGTTAGACCAACTACGTCTGCAGATGAAGCATCAGAAGATGTTGTTGGAGCAAACATAATTAATGAACGTGTTCCAGTTGCTGGAAGTGTTGCTGTAAACTTTGCAACTCCAAAATCTGAAAGTGTAGCACCAGTTGTTGCTGTTGCTGAATCAAGTGTTGCTGTTGCAGCAAACACGGTTGCAGTAAGTGACTTAGCAGAAACCTTGTTTCCAAATACGTCTGTTGCTGTAACCAAGATGTCCTGCTTTGTTCCTGCAGCACCTGATGATGGAGCAGAGACTGCTAGATTATTAATCTTGCCAGCAGTTCCTTGTACGTAGTATGTAAATGTAGTTCCCTGATTAGTAACAGTTACTGTACCAATTGCAGTAGTCTTTGTGTAGACATAAAATGTTGCTGTTGTTCCTGTACCAGTTGCAATTGTCAAAGATGATGTTCCTGACGTTGCTCCTACTGGTGCAGCAGATGTGTGTAGTGCAGACACGATTGTTGCGTTTGTTGCTACTACAGTAACTGCTGTTCCTGTGTCAACTGTTGTTACGAACTTTAGTGCATCAGCAGCATCAACTGAGTTGTCTGCAGGCACTGGCAATGAAGCAGGCGTAGCAATTGCAGAAGCCGTTGTGTTAGGCGTTCCAGCAAGATCTACAGCAACTGTCATTACAGCAGCGTTTGCAGGCGTTGCTACCATTGTGCCCAATGTCATGGCTGCAACCATGGCAAGAGCGAGTTTCTTAAATGAATTCATTCTTTCTCCTTGTTAGTTTATCTAGTCCAATGACCAGAATATTATATTAAATTAAAACCATCCAAAAAATCCCTAACATCGTCAGGCATTTTCCGATTATCTAATTCTACCATACCCCTGTCTTTCTCCGCAAGTCGTGCTGAAGTAGACCAAGTATGGACTTCTATTTCTGTATTATTATTCTTTGGTGTATGTGATATTGCTCCAAATACCGCACCAGTTACGGCATCTGCAAGGTCTTTAGATTTTTTGCGGGGGTGATCTACACGATTACCCTTCATAATTTTAAGTTCTGACATTTCTTCTAATAGGATAGGTATTCTTGGAATAGAAACACGCTCTTCATAAATCATCATAGCAAGGTCTTCATAGTGCTTCTTGGCAACAGAGACCGTCTCAGTTCTAATTCCAACTGCCTGTAACTCATTTTGAATATCAAACGATTGCCAACGGTCAAATGAAACCATGCCAATATTAAAACCTTGTCTGCGTAGGTTCATAATCCACTGCTTAACTTCAGATAGATTAACAGGACCTTCTGCTCTTGGCTCCCACCATGCAACTGCATCTACTACTACAATTGGTGCTACTTGTTCATAATCTTTAATTACCTGAATATTTACCCACTTGTCTACGTGAGCAATTGCTACCGCACACTTATCGTGCTTTTGTGCAAGGTCAGCATGAATATAATAAGTCTTATCTGGGTCTGGTACAAACGTTTCGTCAAACCTTCTAAATGAGTCTAATGGGTTTCTAGTGTTCATACACTTCTCAACTTTGTCAATCTGCTTAAAGAAGGCATCAGATGAATAGGTTGGCATACATGCAAAACGCATCATGGCATCACCAAGATCAGTGTAGAACGCTACTTTAAAGTCTTCTATCTTACGGGTTGGATTTACTTCCCATGTAGGTCTTTTGAATGCGTATATCCTTGGAATTTTGTATTGAAGAATGTTGTCTTCCTCCCACGAAATTTCAAACTGATTTCCAGGATCATCGTGTGGCAAATCTTCATTTATAATAAATGTATGTCTGCGCTCAACAGTTTCTTTGTCAGCAATAACAGACTCATATCTTTGTGAAATAAAGTCACCTTGATAGCGTGGGAATGAAAGCAAAACAACCTTACCAAGGTCTGGGAAACGAGAGTCTACTGTTCCACGAAATGCTTTGTAGATATTATCAGCAGTCTTTCCTTGTTCATTTCCAGATACAACCTCACTTGCAAAACCAGAAATTTCATCAAGCACTGCCATAAGCAAGTTCAAACCCTCATGAGATTCTCTTTCTGAGTGTCCAGAATAAACAGTAATCGCTTTATCAAACTCAATAGAGTCAGCCTTTGCATTATACTTTCCAGCAAACCAAGGTGACTTTTCAATCTTTGTTTTAAAACCTTTAAAGAAAACGTTCTTTGCTTGCTGTGCGTTAACAGCAACGTTAATAATATCAATAGCATCTCCTGCAGGCTTGCCATAATAAATTGCAGGGTCTTTAAGACATAATAGTTTATATACTACATATGCACAGGCTACTGTTGAGATAA